ATTAATAATTGTAGTAAAATTATTTATATAACTTATGTAATTTATAACCACCCATTTGATTATAATTGCTAGAATTATTTTGAACACTAAATATAGATGTAAATTTATACAATAAAATAATTATAAATATAACAAAAATAATTAATAAAATAAATAAATAATATTTTTGATTAATTTTTAATTCTCCATCTATTTCTTGCGTATTTAAATCTTGATATAATTCTAACATTTTCTTTATTTTTTCTCTTTCATTAACAAGCTGTTGATAGTTTTGTAATAATTCATTGCCTTGATTTGTAGATTTTGTTTTTATTGAATTATATAATGGTTCACCTTGTTTACTAATATCTTGAATTTTTTTATTAATATCTAATAATTTGTTATTAATACTTTGTATTATTAATAAATATTGTTTTGCTTGAGGTACAATAGCATAATCAGTATCCAATGCGGGTAATACTTCACCATCACCAGTTCTTATCCAACACATAGGTTGACTATATACAGTAGGATTAAATGTAGCCCCAGTACAATTGGATATTTTATTACATAATGCCTTACATTGTTCTACATCACCTCCAGTATAAACGCTTTGAGAATTTGCGGTTCCAGTTCCCCAAAAGGCTCGACCTTTTATTGATGTATAAGAAGGAGTAGTTTTATTAGTTTGTAAAAAATTGACATAATTTGAAACAGCCTGTTTATAAGCAGTTAATTGTGTTTGATACTCTATTTTTAATTTTTCTAAATCCATGACATTCATTTTTGTTTGTGTTTCATAATTATTATCCTTTTTATTGTCTTTTTTATTGTCTTGTTTATTTTGGTTCATTATATACATATAAAAGAAAACAAAATTACCTTCTAGTAGAATAAAAATAATATATTGTTGATGATAAAGAGAGAAAAAGAATACCAGAAAATAATATATTTTTATTAGTAGATGGTGGCATTGTTGGATTATCAGACCACAATATATTTTTTAATTTTCTCTCTTGATTACATTTAAATGAAAGTTTCATATAGTCATCATTACTTTTTTTAATATAATCATTAAATTTTTTATCAGTCCAATATGGTTCTTTAATATAAGTGGAAAGAAGCATTATTTAAATTTAATTATATTAAAAAAAATAAATTTAAATTTAAAAAATTATATAGTTTGTTTTTTGAAAACACTAGAAATAACTAATCCTGATATTATAATACTTAAAAATAACGCCCAATTTCTTAAATAACCAATATCATAAATTTTATTATAATCATGAATCATTTCATTTGAACTATTAATATTTGTTTCAATCATACCTAATTGTTTTTTAAGTTCTAAATTTTTATCTCTTTCTTTTTTAATTAAATTATTAAGTATTTCATAGAATTTATTTATATTATCAATATTGGAATCAACATCATTTGATAAAATAAATAAAGAACTGCTTAATTTATTTAAATTACTTTTAATATTTTCAAACATATTTTGATATTCTGGAATACTAGGGTCTTTATTATATAAAACAAAATACTTAACAAAATCATCTAAAATGGGAGGCATTTGTTGTTTTAACGTTTGAAGTCTTTCTGTATAATTTGTTGGTTCTTCAAAATTAGCATTTAAATTATCTTCATACATATTATATATATTTCAGTATAAAATTAATATTAAGTTTATATTAATTTTATATTATTTTTATTAAGTAATATTATTCCAATCTAAAAATTTTCATTTTCATCAAATTTGACAAGTTGTTTATCAAAATATTTTTGAGTGTCATCAAAACCACCTATAAATTTGCCATCTTTAAATACCATTGGAAAGGTTCTATATTCTTTTTTTGCTTTTTCTTTAATAAATAATAAAAATTGTTCTTTATCTTTCATTAAAAATTCATCACAACTAATATCTAGAAAAAAAATTTGTTTTCCTAATAATAAATTTTTAACTTTTGTACAATATGAACAATTACTTTTACTATAAATAGTAAATCCAGTTTCTAATGGATCCATAATTTGCATTTTATTAAATCATTCATTATTTTTAAATATTTTTAAATACAAATTCTATAATAAAATGTTTCAATAGCCGTTTTACTATATCTAGTTATTTTACATAATTGTCCTGGTCTTAAGCCAATAGCTCTCGATACTGGGTCAAATCTAGAAATATCTGGAAATTGTGTTTTATCAGTAATGTTATATTTTTTCATTACCTCAAGAACTTCAGTTTCTGGCATTACTTCATGTTTTGGTACTAATGTATGGTTTAGTATATTAAATTGCAACCTTTTAATATTTTCAATTACAATAAAAATGCCATCTCTTTCCCAAATATGTTTTAATTCATTTGTTAATGTTTCATTAATTTCATCTTTAATAATTATAAATAATGTGTCTTCTTTTTTAAGAATTTCTTCTAAATTAAATAAATCATCTATCATTTCTTGAAGATTGGTTGGTCTAATAGATTTACCTAAATAATACCGAATATAAATTTTATTTTTACGTTTTGTAATAGTGTCTTCTTCTTTTTTTTCTAAAAGCATATCTAATTGATTATTAGATTTCATTGAGTTAACTTCATTAATACTAAAATTTGAATAATCCTCAATATTATATCCTTGTTTTTCCATTAAATCTAAAACATTTTTTCTAGAATTAAATACAGTTGAAATTAAAATACTTGATTGTTGGCTTGTCATTTTATACTATAATAATAACATAAACAATTATTTTTATTTCAATTTTATTTAAAATGTTATTTTCTTAGAATCGTTTGAATTACTTGAAGAAGTTGTATCTTCAGAAATACTCACTTTTTTTGTTTCAGATTCAGATTCAGATACAGATTCAGATACAGGTTTATTTTCATCATTTTTTTCTTCGACTACTTTTGGTGTTTCAACTTCTAAAATAGTTGGTTTTACTTCTACTGATTCTAAAGTAGGCATAGATGAAGAGCTAGATTCTGATTTATCTTCAATATTAATTCTTGTAAATTCTCCTGGTGGTGTTCCAGGTGCGTATGGAGGTGAAACATATTGTTCTGGTGGTGTTCCAGGTGCGTATGGAGGTGAAACATATTGTTCTGGTGGTGTTCCTAGGGCATATGGAGGTGAAACATATTCTCCTTCTGGAGTATTTACTAATTCAAATGAACCTGGACTATTTGGAGCATATGGAGGAGAAACAAAATCTACTGATTCTAATTGCTGATCAGGTGTTAATTTTACAGGTTCAGGAATAATAGGTGCTTCATATTCTACATTTTTTCCATATATTTTGTGATTTTCTTTAATAATAGTTTCATTTACATTTTGTAAATATTTTTTGGTTACATCTTTAAGATCTATGTTACCTTCTTGTAATAATTTATTAATATTATCAGAGTAAGACATACTCAAAAGTTGGTCAACATTATCATCAGTAATAATACGCATTTGTACATTCATAACTTGTAGTTCTTGTATTAAAAGTTTTAATGAATAAGGAACTCTTAATATACTAAAGGAACGTCCAAACTTACTTAAATTTTTAATATTTTGTGTTCCATCTGGATTATTAACAAAATGAATTGGACCATCCGCATATGGACTTAAAAAAAGATTTTTCGCTTCATTATAAATAGCAATGGCGCCAGTTTTGTTACAAACCGCAATATAAAATTCATCCCCTCTAATTAAAAAGGATTCATTTAAAAAATAAGACATACCATGTCCTAAAATTCCGTCACGTTCCATTTCACCAACACGTAACCCACCATCATTTGCGCGTCCTTGTACGGGTTGTCTTGTCAAAACAGTATTTGGACCACGAGCACGATAATTAATCTTATCTTTAACCATATGTTTTAAACGCATATAATAGGTAGGACCAATATAAATATTCGCCTCTAATTGTTCACCATTCATGCCGTTATACAATAATTGATTTCCACTTGAATGAAAACCTTGTTCAACTAATAAAGGAGCGTATGTTGAATAATTTGAACCTTTTACTTGAAATGCGGTACAATCACCAAATGCTCCATAACTGGTACAAACTTTTCCAAATAAACATTCAACTATTTGTCCAATTGTCATACGAGATGGAAGAGCATGTGGATTAATAATTAAATCAGGGCGTACGCCGTCAGATGTAAAAGGCATATCTTGTTCAGGAATAATGAGACCTATAGTACCCTTTTGACCACTTCTAGAAGCCATTTTATCACCAATCGCAGGTATTCTCTCTTCTCGAATTCTAACTTTCGCAATATTAAATCCTTCTTCTCCCAAAGTAATAAAAGATTTATCTACAAATCCTAGTTGTCCTTTTTTAGTTTTTACTGAATCATCAATCCATAAATCCTTGTTTTCTAAATTAGAATTTATTTTACCAATAACAATAATTTTATCATTTAATTCAGTGTTTTCTTTTACTAATCCGTGATCATCTAAATAACTATAATCAAACCCTTGTTTTAATTTAATTACGTTATTTTTTTGAATATTTGCGAATTTTGAACTAGTTGAGCCAGTAATTTTTGAACTTTCTTCTCTTGATTCATACATTGAATAATAGGTAGTTCTAAAAATACCACGAGCAACGGAAGCTTCATTAATTAAAATAGCATCTTCAACATTATAACCGGTGTATGACATGATTGCCACAATCGCATTCACACCATATGGTTGTTCCTCATTATTAATATACTCCATATATCTTGATTTAATTAATGGAACTTGACCATAATTCAAAACAACACCCATTTTATCAATACGCATTTGATAATTAGAATGATAAACGGATACTGCTTGTTTACTTTGACCACAAGAAAAAGCATCACGAGGTAATGGGTTATTTTCAGGATAAATAATTTGATTTCCCATAACACCTAAAATAAGGGAAGGATCTATTTCCATATGCGTGTAATATTTGCTTTTTTTAAGGTCTTCAGGATACATTGCAATTAATGCGGATTCCTCTTCCGATGTATCAACATAATCAACAATTGATTTGTTTTTTTGTAAAAAATTAATAATATTTTCTTGTTGTTTTCCAATATCAGGATATAAATTTATTAAATCATACAATACATTATTTTTAACGTTAAAATTTTCTTCTGATTTTTCCTTTAGTCCGGAAATAATTTGTTCCCATGTAATTTTGCCTTCATTTAATTTTTCTATAAATTCTTTTCTATTATAACTTTGTATTCCATTTTCAATATAATAAATAGGTCTTGTAAGTCTTCCTGAATCAGTATAAATGTTGATTTCATTATGTTCATAATCAAACGAAATACTTGTAAATATTGGTACGACTCCATTTCTTCTAAATAATTTTAACATTTCAACTAATCCAATTTCCTTATCATTTGTAGAAATTGGACTATCAATGACTCCAATCCAATTACCATTTATAAATATTTTTGAACTATTAGATAAATATTCAGTAGTACATTCTAACTTTAGTTTCATAGGTGTATTTGCTCTTAACCATTTAATAATTGGATAACATGACGTACCACTTGTAATATGTGTGCTAATAGACATGTGTTTATGTAATCCAATATTTCCACCATCCGGAGTATCAAGAGGATCAATAAATCCCCATTGTGAACTATTTAAAAGTCTTGGACCTACCACTTTTGCACTAGAATCAAGCGGTAAATTAATTTTACGTAAATGCGAAATAAATGTATTCCAACTTAAACGATTTAAATCTTGAACAGCTCCAAGACGTTTGGTATGTTCTTCGGAACCCCAATTTCCTTTAAAAGCCTTTCTAAAACCACTTTCTACAATCCTTTCCTTAAAAAATGTTTTAACGTTAGATTCAATTAACCCAATAAAATTATTTTGGTATTTATTTTCTTCAACGGGTCTATTTTTTAATTGTTTTTTTTCTTTTCTGCTCATAGTTTCATCATCCTTATATTCGCCTTTATGATAATAATATTCTTCATCAATTTTTTGCGTAATTGCTTTTTTTTGTATTAAATAATATTCTCTAAATAAATCATAAATTAAAGAACCTGTTAATTCAATTCTTTTAAAACGAAAATTATCACGATCAGTAGGTTTTTCTTGTTTTGTATACACTTTTAATAAACGAAATGTCATATAACCTACAAAATAAGCTTTATCTAAAAAATTTAATTCCCCAATATGAGGTAAAAAATAATCTGAAAGAATTTCCATTACACCTGATATTGTACCTCTTTTGGTAAAACTAGCTATAAATTCTAATGCTGTTTGTTGATTAAAAACTTTGTTTGCATCGTGTATTGATGGTATAAATAAATCAACATAATTACTATTTTTTTCAATATCTAATAAACAAAAACGAATTATATCTTTATCAGAAACTACACCTAAAGCGCGCATTAAAATAAAAAGAGGTATTGGTTTTCTAACATTAGGTACTGCTACTACTATTTGATTATTACTATAAGTAGGTGAAGGAGCGATAATTTTAATAGCTGTAGTTCTAATTGCTTTTGATGTATCCTCAGAAACAGACCTAATTTCAGCAGAATGACTATAAATATCATCCTGTTTATTTTTTCTTATATAAAGCATATTATCAGCAAATTTTTCTTGAGATATAATAACCTTTTCTTTTCCGTCTATAATAAAATATCCTCCATAATCATTACGACATTCACCCATATTAAATCGTACATCTTTATGTAATGTTTTTAAAATACATAAGTCGGATTGGAGCATAATAGGAAAACGTCCAAGATAAATTTTATTTAATACCATACTATGCTGTTTCTTTTCACCTCCAACATAATAAATAAAATCAACATCAACGTCATAATGAATAGTAATACCATAAGTCATATTTCTTAAGCGTGCATCATTTGGAAACATATAATGTGCGTTATTATCATCATAAATAATTGGTTTTCCAAAATAAATATTTTTTCCGCCCTTTCCACCTAAATATAATAAACACTCATTTCGTTTATCTGACGATTCATCTTCTTGGATTCTTTCAATAAATCGTATTGGGTTATTTTCATGGAATATTTTATTAATACCATTTTTAAAAAAATCATTGTATGAGTCTAAATGATGAGCTACTAAATTATCTGGATTATCCTTAAAATATTTATCAATTAACTTCCAAGATATATCTTCTTTTTTTTCTTCGTTGTTCATTTTATATTATAATAATCATATTTTTTTAAAATATAATTATTTGATATTATATTTATATTTAAATATATAATTAAATATAAATTAACCAATTAATATAATGTATAAAATAAAAATATTTTGCCCTTTTGCTTCAAGCAAAAATTGTAAAGAAATTTATGAAAGAATTAATTATGCGAATGAAATAGATTTCTATGGTAAGGACAAAAAAATATATATAACAGATGAAGACGACTATACACATGCAATAATAATAAATACCATAATGCCTGAATTAAAAATACCAAAAGAAAATGTTATTGGATTAGCATTTGAACCTATTCCATTTTTAGGGTTAACAAATCAATTTATTAATTATGTACAAAAACACGTAAGTAAATACTATATTGGAGACAAATATAATTTGCCAGAACCTTTTATAGAATATTTTGGATATATGTGGCATTCTAGACCACCAAAAGAAATTACAAATAAACCAGATTTAATATCAATTGTAGTAAGTCAAAAAAAATCGGCACCTGGTCATATATATCGTCATAAACTAATAGAACAAATTATTAATTTAAATTTGCCAATAGATATTTATGGACATGGAAGTAAACAATATTCATATAATAGATTAAAAGGATCATTTAATGATGTAGAACCATATGAAAATTATTTATATTCAATATGTATTGAAAATTATCAATGTAATCATTATTTTTCTGAAAAGATAATAACTCCATTAATGTATAATTGTAACCCAATATATTTGGGTTGTAAAAATATTGACATGTATTTTGATAATGTATTTAAATTATCTGGTAATATTAATCAAGATTTATTATTATTAATTAGTATAATAAAAAATCCAATGCAATATTATAAACCTACCTATAATAAAAAAAATATTAAAACTATTAATTTAATAGAAAATATAGAAAAATTATATTCTTAAGTTTATTCTTTATTTTTATTTTTCTTCTTTGTTTTTCTTTGTTTTATTATTACCTTGTCTTCCCTTTTTAGTTAATTTAAAATTTGTTTTCTTTTTTATTTTTTCGCACGCAAAATCAGTCCATGGTTGTGACAATCTATCATGTAAATAGGGCGCAAATTTTTCATATTGTCTATGTTCTTTAATAAATTTATTGGCAACAAAAGGAATACCACATGAATTACCAAAACGACCGCTAAAGGACATATTTTTTGCCATTTTGGTATCACATACTATTCCATCTACCGCACCATGAGGAGCAAATGGTTTTGGTCTGCTTTCTTGAGACATGTATTCTCTTGCATCTAAATCATAATGAGAACAAACTGTTCTTGAACAAGGATTATCATCTTTCTTTAAATACACGTCGTAATGATCCGCAATTATTTTCTTGGCTATATCAATATTAAGTTTGCCTTTATGTTCATCCATTAGATCACCTAAACGAACAAGTCTTGCTCCCTGATGGCGTCTAACATCGTAAAACCCTGAATTATTCACTTCTAAATTTCTTATTTTTTCATCATATGGAGCATTGAATCCAATAAAAAAACCATTTT